AGTTGTTAAAGCTGATAAAGCCGATATTTTAGTTGTTGCCATTAAGCACTCTCCGTAATAATATAATTAGGTGTACCTGAATCAGAACTTTCTGTAATAATATAATAGCCACCTTGTTCAATTTCTATTTCACTTGCAGATGATTGTGACGGGTCAAACTCTCTATCCCATTGCCTTCTGTTATTCAGCATTGTTAAAGTTTTTTTCTTTTTCCAGTGCAGTTTTTTAGCCATTATGCTCTAAACAGGATTCGTCTTTTACCAATAGCTTGTCTTGAAGCTAAATCTTTTAACTCTTCTTTAAGTTGTTCAGCCATTGGCGAGAAACTTCTAATAACCCTAGCATCTTTTCTTTTACTGAGTTGACCAGATGGCGTACCCTCATACGAGCCACCTTTACCTCCAGAACGAGAGTCGCTCGGAGTTTTTGTAGTTGTGTGTTTATATTCATATGTACCTGCTTCTTTCTTTCCTTGTTCGTTATTTGATTTTAGAGTACTACTACCGTATTTAGGTGCTTTACCTTCACCCGATACAGAGTCTAACTCTTCTTTAGGGTTCATTAAGTCATCTAACATTTCCATAAGATTGTCTATTTCATCTACAGGTTGTGGCTCATCAGCAAAATGTAAAGCGTTATGTTCTTTAAAATGCTCTAAGTCCATACCTTCTGTAGGATATTTAGCATAACACTCATCAAGTAATCTTGACCAGATTTCTCTTATCTTAGCTTTAAACCTTTCTAGTTCAAGGTTCTCTACTGAGTCATGTTCGCATGTGTCGTCAAATATGTCCATTAAATTTATCCTTGCTTAATCTTTTTTTCTCTCGTTGGTTAAACCTAGTGCTATCATAACCATAACTAGGTCTTAAATCGTTGATTGAGAATATTCTTTGTGCAGGTTTACCACACTTTGGACAGCTTATTCCCTTTTGCATTTCTGCATAAGAACGCAATTCTTCAGTAACATGATTTTCTTCACATTTAAAATCGTAGAAGGGCATGTAAACTCCTAATTAATTCAGAATAACCCCCTCGTAAGAAGGGGTTACAGCTTAATTAACTATTAAGCAGGTACTACAAATGCAACACCAGCATCATGGCGTAATGTTCCTACACCATAAATAGTATCTGAAGTGAACAAGTCACCTAAGTACTCTTGCTTGTACTGTGTTTGTGAGCGTACACCAACTTGCTCAGCTAAAACTAGAGCATCTTTATGCATTAATACACCTACTCTGTCTGTGCCTGTAGCAGTAGGACAGTTAGTAGAAACAAAAATATCAATACCATAGATGTTACCAATCTTACCAGTTTTAATAGCAGCACCATCTCCAATGAACTGTTGTTCAGTGAATCTTGCAATACCTAGCATATCACTAGCTACTGTTGGTGGAATAACCATAACTCTGTTATCCATTGGTACATCTGCATCATCTAGTTGTAGAATCATTGCACGAATACCAGCATCAGTAATAGCAGCAGCGTTAGATGAAGCACCATTATAAAGAGTAGTACCATTACTACCAATTACTGCTTTTTCATACATTGCTGCACCTGTACCGCCTACTACACCAATAGTAGTTTTTGAAAAAGTTTCTGCTAATGCAAGTAAGTCAGTGTCGACTCTTTTTGCCAACGCATAACCTGCATCATCGGTGTAGAACTTTCTCATTGAAGCTAGTGCTTGTACTTCTGCAATATCTTCAATCAATTTTGAATACTCATAATGAGTAGCAATAGTGATTGTTTTTTTCGCATTAGCTGAATCAAGCAATGTTACTTGCGTGTTTGCAGCTTTTAGACTAGCATTTCCTCTATCGGGCACTGGTATATATATAGTGTCACCTTTTTTTCCTTTATGTGATAACTTAGTAACTAAGTTAGCAACAACAAGATTCGATTTATAAGCACCAATTACTTCATCACTCCACAACTCGGGGATGAAGTTACCGGCAACCGCTCTTGTTACTTGGTTTGAACCTAAAGCCATTTTACTTCTCCATTAAATGATTATTTAACCCTTCCTTCTGCATACGCTTCTTGAATTTCATCAGCAAGTGACGCATAACGGTTGGGGTCTGTTATCTGTAAGTTGATTAAATCAGACCTACGATACATTTTCTTGCCACCGACAGATTGTGTGGAACGAGTTTCAGATACAGTTTGTCGTAATGCTTTATCTACTTTAGCCTTTTCTTTCTTTTTAACTTCTTGTGTTTTTTGCACCATATTTATTTTATCGTACATATCAAAAAGTTCAATAGCAAAGTCTGGTCTAAATTCAGTATCAGCTTTACGGAAAATATCTTTCCTTATTTCACTAGCACCTACCCATTCTTGAAAATTCTTGTCTGCGACTCGAGTTTCCCAGTCTGGATATGCTTTTTCAAGTACACCAAGTTTAGCTTGTTGTTCTTGTTGTGCCATTTGTTTTCTAGCTTTGAGTACATCTGGATGTTTTTCTATAGCTGCATTAACTGCTTTCGCAGGGTCAGTATAAAAAGCATCTTCAAAACTAACATCCTCTTCTTGTGGCTCTTCTATAGTAGTTTGTGCTTTGTTTTGTGCTTCAAGTAAACTTTGGATTAACTTTCGTTGTTCACCAACTTCCGTTCCTTGTTTACCAAACGCTTGTTCAGCGTTCTGATGCATTTCAATTACCTCTTCGAGAGTTTTTCCTGCATACTTTGCTGGTATTTCAACTTCTGGGGTTTCTTCAACTACATTACCTTCTGGTTCTGCTACTGCTTCTGCCTCAATTACTTGTTCTACCTGCGTTTCTTGTACAGGTTCTCCTGTTTCTGGTGTACCATCTACTACTATACTCATTTTTTCTCCGCCCTCGTGGGGTTATGAAGTTTAACTATGTTGGATTTCCATCTTGGAGTTCTTCCAACGCTATTGTAGTTGCTGTTTCTAAACTTAATATAAAGTTTATAACTCGCAACTGACCCTTGACTGCCCAAAGGTCTTGCTCAGAATTAATATTATCTACATTAGTAATATTAGATTCTAAATTTGATATATCTTCTTTTAAATCTAACCAGCCTTCATGTTCCATCATAGACATTCTGTCTATAAAAAACTGCTCATCTGTTTTAGGCATAGTTTATTGTATTCGTGTACTTATATCTGATTTTTTACCTGCTTGTTTTGCTCTAGCAAGGTTCAAAATTGTTTCAGATTTTAAATGTTCTACTTCTGGTAGATTTCTAGCTGTTTCAGAAATTGTATTTGCCATATCTACCTTGTCTTTTTCTATTCCCATAGCTTCTCTTTGCAATCTAATAGCTTTAGCTTGTGCATCTATTTCAGTTGGTACTAATGCTGCTGCTTCTGCTTGATGTTTAAGTGCTTTGGCGTTTTCTTCTGCTGCTTCTGCTGTTGTCTTTTGTATCGTAGCTTGTGCTTGTTGCATTTGTAACTGAGTAGCCATATCTTGCATCTGTTGCATCTGTGGGTCTGTTTGTAGCCCTTGCTGCAGTCCAAATACAATCTGGTCACGGTTATGTATACTAGAATTTTGGAACATAGCGAGCAATATCACATTAAATGCAGGTGAATCAGCAGGTATAGACTGTAACATTTGCACCATCTGTTGCATTTCTAACTCTTTTGCCATAATGCCCATAGTAGAATAAGGTATAAACTTATAATCAGTTACAGGGTATCTATCAACATCAAACTGTATCTTACGATACATAGCTTTGTTAATCATTGGTATAAGAAATGTGTTCTGGAAGTTCATCAAGGTGCGTTTCTGACGCTTGATAGACGCTGACTGCATCATTGACATACCACTTGCAGTTTCTTGCTGTGGCATAGACATATCAGCACTACCAGTACCCATTTGAATCATGTTTTGTAGACTAGATACTTGGTTAAATGTACTTGCATCCATTTGACCCATGTCTAATGGCATGATTGCATCTCTAGGGTTACCATTAGTTAGTACAGTCTTACCTGCCCTAACCTCAAATTTACTTCCACGAGGTAAACGAGTAGCATCTGCAGCCATCATCATAGTGTTACGCAGTGCCATAGAGTCAATTCTTGCCCTCATCTCTGCATCAAGTGCTTTTTGTGCGTTATATCCCTTTTCAACTACCCCTCTACCCCAAAAACGGTTCGGAATAATGTCATGTTGGTACGCAACAAAAGGTCTATCCTTCATCATAAAAGCATTTTCTTCTACACGTAAGATAAACTCATCATTACATATAGTTACTACAGCCTCTACTAACTCATCTTTCTTTGTATACTCGAAGTCATCCTTATCAGCACTTTTCTTTAAGAATCTTTTAGGTACTAAACCCCAATACTCTGTTATTTTGACAGAATCAGACTCATCTGCTTGTTTTATTTCTCCATCAAACCCTAATTTTGCAGTATCGTAGTCACCATCTAGGGGTACATCACGGTATATGCCTGATTGAATTCCCTCAACTACATGGTATCTAGGTTTAATTACTTCGTGGGCGACACCTAATGCTTCATCAATCGTATTTGCAGCAGGGTCAAACAAAAATTCGTGTGGTGATATAGGTTCTACTTTAACATCAATAGATGAGTACTCAGTGATACCACGCATACCAGTCATTGAACCTTCAACAGGCTGTTCTGCTGGTGCTCTTTCTATACTTTGATTAACAACAATCTTTGCAATACCAGTTCCATAAATAGCACCATTCAAAAATACTTCTGATATAGCGTCTTTACAGCCAGTTTTCTCTAAATCTTCTTGTAATAAATTTCTAATATATTCTGCTTCTGAATTATCAGCGTCAAGCATGTCATCTTGTATATCGAACCAACGCCCTCTGCCAAATGTTGCTTCCTCGAGTTCAGCTACAGATGATTCTACTGCTTGTTGTAGTGCAGGTGATATAATTCTTGAGCGTTCTGCTGTTCTTGTTCTATCCTGCTCTGACC